AGGTCGAGGTATGCATCGGTGCCATCGTTCTCGCTCAGGATAAGGTTGGCGCAGTACGGCTTGACCGTTCGCTCCCGGAAGTCAGCCGCTGCTATATACGCCATCGGATACCTCCGGGGTCTCTATACCGAACTCTTCACGCTTGCGGTAATACCATTCCTTGTCATCGCGTCGGGCCTTGGGCCGCATGTGACCACGGTGCTCCATCCGTAGGTCGGGCATATCGAGGGCCGGAGTCTGGGTACGTGGCCTTTCGAGATCCGAGATAACGACCTGCTCACCATCCACGAAGCCGGTGATGATGTGGTGTGCCGGCCCGAAGCTCATGCCGGGGAGTACGCGGTAGAGACGCCTGATGGGCGATTGTTGGGTCTGACCGAACGTTTCCAGGCGCTCCCATAGCCGCAGGTCAACCGCGTGCCTATCCGTTTGCTCCAGTTGTTCGCGGACATCATCTGGCACCGTCGTCAAGAGCTCATCGGCATCCATCCTGAAATACCAGTCTTCCATCGGTATCCCCGGGGCGATGCGAAGGATCGCATTGAGCTTCTCGACCTCGTTGCCAAGCCAGGGTCCGTCGGGAACGTGGAGCGTGCAACTCATCCCGACCGATAGTGCCGTCTCCACGATAGTCGTCGCTTGGACCGCGCCGCTCACCGGCTGGCGAAGGGCGTTGGGGAACAGGTAGTAGGCCCCGTCTGCTGCAACGATGCCATCACACAGCCTCGAGAGCGAAGCCACCACTGCGGCGAGCCACTCAGGCGGCTCTTCGTACCAATTCAAGAGGGCGTAGATCTTCATGCCCACTTGCTCGCGTAAAGTGCCTGGTCTTCTAGGCGCAGCGCAGCAACACCTGGACGGTGGCCCATCGTCGTATCGCCCCCGATGGGATGAAACACGGGGACGCCCCCGACCCGGATAGCTCGATGGCCGGCCTGAGAGAGCGCGTTCTGGAACTCGTCGTCCCCGAACCAGACGTGGTACCGCTCGTCTATCGGCTGCCAGAACTGCGGGCGGATAGCGAAGCACCAGGGAAGGACACCCTGGGACGTTGGGGTCAGCATCACATCCTGGATCGCGGTGGGCCTCAACTCTGTGGCCCCCGTGTCGGGACTCGCTGCGGCGACGTTGGGCGGGGTGGAGGCTAGAGCGTCAGCCAGGATCCTCAGAGACCCGGGGGGCCAGGTTATGTCGTTGTTGAGTACGAGCATGATATCGGCTTCGATATCGTTGGCCCAGCGGGCCCCGTCGTTCCACATCGCGTAGAACGACCAGCCCTCAGCATCGACGATATGCAGATCCTTGAACCCGCTGAGCATCTCAGCGCCTGTACCAGCGAGGGTTCCCCCGTTGTGCCAGACCCCGATACGGTCTACCTCGTCGTACAGCTTGTTCAGGAACCGCACCGTCATATCGACGTGCTCTTCCGTGAAGAACGCGACGGGGACGACTGCGACGATCAATGGTAGGACGCAATCGTGCGCTTGAGGCCATCCTCGAGCGGCAGGAAGTCATCGGGGAACCAACCTAAGGGCCGTAGGGTGGTCGGATCACCCAGGACGATGGAGTGCTCTGCCTCGCCCGGACGCATAGGGGCATGCTCGATGGTTCCCTCACCCATAAGCTCTACGACTGCCTCAGCGAGTTGGTTGACCGTGGTCTTACGGCCCGTGCCAGCATCCATAACCGATTCGTAGACGCCGTGATCGCGCTCAAGGGCCCTGACGAGGATCTCAGCCACGTCTTCGACCCAGATCATATCCATGATCTGCTCACCGTCGCCGTAGATGACGATGGGTCGGCCCTCTAGGACGGGGATGATGAGGTTCGGCATGATTTTCTTGACGGGATAGGCCTTCTGCCTGGGCCCGTAGACGTTCAAGCCGCGGATAAGAGCGATCTTGGTACCCCATTCCTTGTTCGCCATCAGGGCGAAGCGTTCTGCAGCCTTCTTGGTGATCGAGTAGGGGTTCCACATCCAATGATTCGCTGCGGCGATATTCACCGCCGGGACTTCATAGCGGCGGATCGCTTTGAACACGTTCAATCCACCGAGGATATTGGTCTCGATGGCGGGGAGGGGGTCGTCTACCGTCTCCTGGGTTCCCAGGACACCGGCTAGGTGCATCACAGCATCTGAGGTGCTCACCGCGAGATCGATAGCCGATGCATCTCTGATATCACCGAGGATGTCGCACTCCCGAGTCACACCGAAGGTGATCGGTTCATGCCCGTGGTCTTGCAATGCCTCGCAGGTGTACTTACCGATGAACCCTGTTCCGCCGGTAACGAGAACCCGCACTCATATCCTCCTTAGCCATCCGCCGGGATTCATCCCGAGCATGAAGCGTTCATATGTCCGGTCTGGGGAGAAGTGGTTATCGCGTTCTAGGAATCGCTCCACGGCTACGCCGGGGCCACCATTAGGGTAGAACTCCGAATCGATCCCGTACACATCTACCGCGGTGTCTTCGACCACCAGGTAAGAACTAGGCGTTACCAGTGGGGCATACGCCTCTAGTTCGGCCTCCACATGGAGAGCATCGTGGTCCGAATCTAGGGTAACGAGGCAACTCCGGCCCCCGACTAGCTCATACACCCGAGCAATAACATCCGGGTCTGTGCTCGAGCCAGTGATCCAATGGACCCGCTCGTCCCGCCTCTCTGGCTGTACGGGGTCGATGCTGACTACCTCGCCGTAGTCCGCGAACCATGCGGCCGAGCCGCCTTCTGCACTGCCCGTCTCTACGATGACTGCGGGCTGAACCCTCTCAAGGAGTTCCTTGTAGGCCCACAGATCTGTTGGGTACTTGACGATACATCGACCTTCTGAGTCAAAGATCGTCTGCCAGACACGTGATGCATAGAAGGCCCTATTGGCGTCAGGCCACAGACCCTTTAGCGCGTCTCTTTTGGGGTCTCAGCCTTCTCGGCCCGCTTGGCCGGCGCGGCTGGCTTCCAGCCCTTCCACTTCAGTTGAGCCCTCACACCGTTCGCGTTTACCTCGTCCCCCATCGCTTCATACGCTGCGAGCTCCCGCAGCAGCGCCTCGATAATGGTTTCGTCGTCTGGCATGTCTCTCCTTCCTGGGGCTGGGGGGGCCGAAGCCCCCCCTCCTTGATAGTCCCCAGTTCCTATCCGACCTAGAAGGTCGGAGTCTTGAGGCCAGTACCACCGATGATTGACGTGCCCTTGACGTACCGGGCGAACGTGAACGCGAAGTACCCGTAGGCGTAGATCTTCACATTCAAGTTATCCGACAAGGACGACATATCGACGGTAACCGTGGGAGCCCCAACCTCGAATAGAAGCTGGTCTTCCCTGCGGGTCACGATGATTGTGTCCTGGTCGGTCGACACCCCAAGGTTCACCGGGATGTTCGCGTCGACCACGACGGGGAGACCCTGGATCAATCCAACCAGGCCCGCCGGGATCGTTGCATCACCAATCGACATCGCGTTCCAGGCACTCTGGGCAGCGGGTGCATCTGGCACAACCAGCGGACGCCCTGACGTATCAACCGCACCGATCAGGGAACCCCAGCGTCGGGGAGCCATCACGATGAGGCTTGGGGCCGCGAAACGGTTGGTCCAGATTTGCTGCACAGCATCTGCGATCTTCGGATACAGGGTCGCAGCCGTCGGTGTCGCCTGTGTGTAGGTGACGGAGTTGGTGCCCGACAGGACCGTGATGCCGTTGGTGGCCTGCGTGAGCAGCTGTGTGTCCAGCTGTTTCGCATAGTCCGCCGCGAGATCCTGGCCGATGACGGTATCCGTAGCGGGGTCAGAACGCTCCAGCAACTGCCTGGACACGATCTGCTTACCGGCAACAGTGTTCACCGTGAACGCCAGGTAGTCGGTGACTGCCGAGCCATCCTGGATCGTCGTGGTTTCAGTAGCCTGTACCGCCGTCACAGTGCCCGTGGTAACTCGGGGCACGTTGAACGTCATACCCGTCTCGGGGAGAGCCCGCGGCCCGAGCGCATCGGCGAAGGGCCGAGACGACCGAGCGAACTGCGCGAGCTCGTCGAGGAGGTACTGAGGCGGAACGAGACCGGGACCACCAGTACCGGTGGTAATCGCACCACGCTTCTCAGATGCGACTTCCCGAGCATGTCGAGCAAGCCGCGTCTCGGCGGCAATGTCACCCATGTGCTTGCGGAAGAGGTCACCGAAGAAGCTCCTGGCGGTTCCATCGGCCTCTCGAACGCCCTTGGCGTATGTGCGGGGCTCTTCCCCAACCTTGACCTCGGCACGCGGAACATCGTTGAGCGCCTTGTTCATGCGCTCGATCCTGGCGATATCGCCGGCCAGTTTCGCTACCTCAGCCTCCTTCTCTGAAAACTTGGATTCCAGGTCGTCCCGCGTCTCCTTGTTCGAGTCCGGCCCGAGGCCCTGGAGGGCCGCATTGTGCCGCTCGAACGCAAGCTGGGCGTCAGCGAGATCGGCCTGGAGCTCCTCAAGCGTCTTGATTCCGCTCATGGAGTTTCCCTAACCTTTCTTCCACCTTGGCGAGGGAGGCGCGATATGCAGCGGTCTTCTTCTCCATAGCCGCGTGCCACATAGCGAACTCCTCGTCATCTTCTACGGAGCGTGGCTCCGCTTCGTCTCCCTGGCCCTCTTGCGGAGCGACCAGCGCGGCCTCCACCTCTTCAGGTGGACGACCTGTGACCTTGGCTAGCGAGCGAACCGCAGCCAAGCTCGTTTGGGGATACGCACCCTGCGCCGTAACAGTCACGTCGTAGAGCCCCCCAATGTTGTTAATAGTTCGCATCACGTTGCCATCGTCGTCTGCGGCGAACTCATCCCCGCCTTCGGCAACGTTGAATGCGAACGATCCCTGGTTGATATCGCCCCGCTCGAGGGCGGTGCGAAGGTCTTTGGCCCACGTGTAGTTGCCTACCTGGGCGTCGATCAGCAGCCCGGTGTCGTCTGATGACAGATGAAGGGTGTTGTTCTTCGTCCTAGCGGCCACATATCGCGTGTCATGGTCCCAGGTCAGGTGGACATCGGGATCGGTGGTGAGCACCTCATCGAAGGCGCCTGGGGCGATCTGCTCGCGGAATCCGCCTAGATCGTGAGAAGTCTGGTTGTAGACGGCCGCATAACCCCGGAGGGTGAATCCCTCGTTGGGCCGGCCGGAATGGCGGATTTCGAGTCCCTCAAGGCCCAGGACGCGAATCTCGCGGTCTTGGTCACTCATTCGCATCTCCCTGTGCTGTGACGAGGTTCGGTGCCCCGCCAACCGGTGTCTGCTGTAGCTCGTCGCCGCCCTCCTTGGGGGGCAGGTTTTCCTTCTCTCGAGCCTCGTTCTGCGTGTAAACGCCGGCCTGGATAGCATCGACGTAGGCCGACATCCGAACCGTGAAACTCGGACGAAGGACTGCGGCGGTCATGAACTCGGGGAACAGATTGCCTCCCGATGGGAACAGATCGGCGTCGTTCATCAATGCCATCTCTATCCGGCGGATCCGTGGGCCTAGATCGGCCTGCAAGAACCTATCGAAGTCATTCTCCGGGCTCGTAATCTGACCGGAGTTACCGGGGACAATCCCCAACATCCCGGGTGTGACCCGCATGATGCGGGCAATCTCCTCAGCAGAGAAGCGCTGGGTTTCGATGTATTGCGCATCGCGCTGCGACATACCCGTAGAGATCCAGCCAGCGCCATTCCCGAGCATCCCGGGCCTGTGGGCATTGCTTAGGCCCCCGTGACGCTGCTGCCATTCGGCTGCGAATCGGTCGAGGTCTTCCTGATTGGCGGGTCCGGGGATCGTGATAAACCCCGGCACGCTCGTCCCGTTCGAGTAGAACTGCGATGAGTAGTCCCTAGCGGCGAGAGCGGCTCCGATGGTCTCCCGATACAGCGTGATCAGTGAGACGCCTAGGTCGGCCCCGGGGGTGATCGCCCAACCCCGGATATGCAAGATCTGGCTCGCTGAGACTCGCTCAGACTGGCCCCGGCGGCGGAGTTCGTAGTATTTCCGGCCCTGGTCGTCACGCTTGAGGAACACGTCTGCCGGATTGATCACGAACAATTGGAGGTCGCCTTCATCCTGGACTGGTCGGCGGGCAAAGGCCTTCCAGATGTAGGCATTGCCATCGGTCTCTATCGAGGTGGCAACGTCCTGCCAGAAGGTATAGGCCGATTGGTCCTCATTCGGTGTCTCATTCAGGCGGAACCACTGCCATGCGCTCCGCGCTTCGACCACTTCCGGCTTCTCGCCGCGGTAGACCTTCAGCGGCATCATGCCGATGGTCTCCGTTACCAGCTTGAGCGCCGCTCCAGCGGTTGATAGACCAACCGTGTTCGCGGTGTCCACATAGGGACCGGCGGTGCTCCAATAAGGCGTTCGTTGGGGAATCTCCCACCCCGAAAGCCAATCCCGCTGCTCGATTTCCTTCTTTTTACGCCTAAACAGGCCCATCAGAGCGCCCAATAACTCGTGGGCTCTAACTGAGCGCTGGCCTGATGGACCGCGAGCGCTAGGGCGATGAGTGCTCTTGTCTGTTCGGTAGCCACCAAGCGCCACCCCTGTTCTGTCTCTTTGGTCTGGCCGGCGAGCACTTCACGCCTCAGGGCTTCATCACCGTCATGGACGATCAAACCCGCCGAAATGAGCCTCCAGAGCGTTGCGGTGGCCTCTGCGTACCGAATCGGGGTCTGTGGGGCCTCCATCATCGGGATTCCGGCCTGTTGGAGGATCTCGGCCGACCGCATGAAGTATTTGGGGTCGTAGAGCACAGACTCGACCTTGTACCGCTCAGTAAGCCGACGGATCGACCACTCGAGCCCCTCGAACGACAATCGGCCCTGTTCGGGAGCGGGGATGATCTCAGCCCCTACCGCGATCCTGCCGTCATCTCGAGGTGATGCGATGCCGATTCCGGCCCCAGCACCCACCCGAATGGCCAAATAGACCCTATCTCCGTCCCTTAGACCCCCAACATCGGCCCTCAGGCCGTCCCAGGTCTCGGCCTCAAGCCATGATTCGAGCGAGGCGGGCATCCCACAGACGAACCGCCGCCAGTGGCCCGGTGTCATCGCTGGGGACGATTTCTTCCGTTTCAGGGTCTCGATAGTGATGGCTTTGAGCGGATTTGCGGCCTTGACTTCCTTCAGATTGTCCGGATTGCCGCTCTCAGGCACCGCGTATTCATGGAGCACCGAGTTGGGGCCAAGCGCTCTGAGGAACGACCCCTTGCGGGTTACGGTCCCCGTGTCCCGCATGGTCCGTCTCAGGGCCTCGAACTCCCCATCGGGCTCACCGGCCGTCGAAATGGAGATCAGCTGCCCTCCGCGCTTCTCTAACTTGCCCCGCCAGGTCCGATAGAGGTTCAGATTCCGGTGTCTGTGGAGCTCCTCGAGGATGGCGAGGGTGGGGATAACGCCGTCACCGGTTCTGTCATCAGCAGCGAAGATTTGGGCCCTAGAACCGGATTTCTCGCACTTGATCCGGCGATATCCCTCCTGGCACTTGAACTGCTTGAGCTCAGAACGGTCCACGAACCCAGCTGCGGCCTGATAGAGCCATTCCGCCTGGTCCCTCGAGGAAGCTGCCACGACCACTCTGGCGTATTCCATGAACTCGAGGTGGTAGAGGAGCAGTCCCCCGACGAAAGTGGTCTTGGCGTTCCCTTCGGGGATGACCAAGAGGGATTCTGAGATCCCGGAGAACACGTCAGCGAGGAATCGGGCCTGGAATGTCTCGATTTCCCAGGGTTCGCCGTTATCCAGGAACAGCCCCTTGGCCCAGACCCTGAAATGCGGAACCGTGAAGGGCTGATGGGTTTTTCTCGCCGCGCCGGCTGGGCTTGGTCTTGCTGAGTGATCGTGCCCCTCGACCACCCCCCCTTGATCCAAAATATTCTTTTCGATTGTCTTAGCCACGTCTAACTCTGTTGCGTCCACCCTTGGCGATGTTGTGTCTCTCACAGAGGACTTGTGCGTTCTCATCTGTTGCTCGACCACCTAGTGAGAGTGGGTGTATGTAGTCCACCTGTAGTGGGCCATGGCACCCACCCATGTGGGCATAGACGCACCTCGAGGTGGGAGTGACCATGCGGTGCCTCCTCTGCTGGTGTGCATAACCATGCTGATCCTTGTAGTGGGCACGGGCAGGGGTAGTGGGGTGCCTACCCCTAGGGCAGTGAGGGGCATGAGGCATGGTGGGTATGGGCCTACCGCATGTGATGCATGCCCTGGGCATGAGGGTGGGGGCATAGGGGCTACGCTGCGATGTCATCCTTCACCCTTACCTTCTGCCAGTCTGAGTTAGGGAATGTTTCTATTGCCCCACCACCGAAGGTGACCTGCCACTCCACTAGGTAATCCCCTGGTGTATCGGTATGGGTACTGGTGGGGGTGAACGAGACCTTCCCAGTAGGGGCATCGGTGATCGTGGCAGCAGCGTTCACCTTGACCGCTGCGTCTCCTGGTCCCCACATCATGAACTTGACTGAGGCACCAGCAAGGTTGACCGCTGCACCTAGGCCATCGAAGAGCTGCTCTGCGATGGCAGGGGCTGTGTCACCTTGTTTCCAGTAGAAGTCTGGGCTCTTACGCTGCCAGCGGGTACGGCTCACACTTCCTCCATGCTGTTATTCCCTGCTCCGATAGGTACTGCTTGAGGTGCGCCGGCTAGTTCTTCGCTATCCGATCCTGAGCCCACTAGGCTGGGCACACGGGTTGGGCCTGCCAGTTCGGACGATGTGACCCCTACCCCGACCAATGACCTCTTGTGGGTTGGGCCTCTTACTGGGGTGGCCTGTCCACCGATGAGCGCGGTTATGGTTTGGCCAGACCAGGTGATTTGCCCTTGGGTGGTTACGGAAACGACAACACCGCTTGAGATGGTTACGGTGATGTTCGTTGCCCCAGCCCAAGTGATTTGCCCTTGGGTGGGGGTAATCTTGGTGGCGATTGGGGCAGATTGCCCAGCCCATGTGACTGCACCTGCGGTAGTACCTATCGTGAACTTGAGCGGAAGGCTTTGTCCTGCCCAGGTGATTGCCCCTGCTGTAACGGGGAACCCGAACTGAACCGCGATGCTCGAGCCAGTCCAGGTGATCTGCCCTTGGGTGGTGACGCTGAATACCACCGGCAGGCTGACAGGGAGGTCTTGACCTTGCCATGTGATCGCCCCAGCTGTTGGGGTGATCGTGTATTTCAGTACGAGGGCAGAGCCGGTCCAAGTGATGGCACCGGCCGTTGGGATGATGTTTGTAGCTATGGTGACCGCTGAGCCAGTCCACGTTATGGCCCCAGCGGTAGGGACGATCTTTGTAGCGACTGGTTCGTCTTGCCCGGTCCATGTAACGGCACCCGCAATAATCGGGATACCGAACGCTACAACTACACTTGAGCCCGTCCAGGTGATCTGCCCTGGCGTACTGACGGTGATAACAACATTGCCGCCAGTCGGTTCCTGAAAGGCGTCTTGTTGGAAGGCGTCTTGTTGGAAGGCGTTTGCCATTCCGCCTCCCAGCTATTAGGTAACGGTGCCGGTAAACAACCCCGATGCGCCAGTGGTGATGGTAAGCGTGTTCCCAGCGGTGACGGTCGTATTGCCTGCCCCCGTGCAGTCGATGTACCCGATAAGCGGCGAGGTGGAGGCCGTGCCAGTGTCTTTCCTCAGCACGGCATAGCGGAACGTGATCCCGGCACCCGATGCCGTCCAGATGACCGTGGTGTCGTCCATATCGAAGGTGTTGATATTGCCGCCAGCCGTATAGACCACCGTTTTACCGGCAATGGTGATACCGCCGGCCGTGTAGCCGTTGGCCGTGGTGAGCTCGTTAGTCGCGTCATCGAAGAAGTCGTGCACGTCGATGTCGGGCACATAGGTCGTGTTATGCAGAGAGAACTTGATCGTGTCCGTCAAGTAGTCGATCGGTGTACCGCCGCCGGCTGTACCACCCGCGATGTTCGCCCCAAAGAGGCCGTATAGCTGAAGTGTGGACATCTAGCCTCCTAAGCCTGTAGCCAGGATGTTACATAGTCGATTGTGTAGGACGCTGAGGTACCACCGTTCAGCGAGAGGCTCACATATTGGCCGGCTACCGCTGTGTTGTCCCATGTTGCCGAGACGATGCGATCACCGTCACCCATCTGAGTGCCGGTGAAGCCCATCGCACCGATGAGCACACCTGAGGCCGAGACGGTACGGACCATCGCCCGGACGAACAGGATATTGGCCGAGGCAGTCGCGGCCTGGGCCACGGTCTGCGCCAACGCACACCGGGAGGCATCAGCCGTGGTACGGGCTGAACCGACGCGAACCGTAGCGGCGAACAAGGCCGTACCGGCGGCGGTCTTCTCAATACCGACTTCCCAACAGTAGACCTGTCCGGCCTTCATCCCGTAGGAGGGGATGATGATATCGGAACTCGTAAGCCATGTGTCGGCAGCAAAGCCGGTTTGCTGCACCACCGAGGAGTTGCTGGAGATGGCACCACCTCTGGGCGTACCACCGTCATCGATGACTGCCAACCTCTTGGCGGTGGAGTCAACGAACAGCACGGATTTGCCCGCCGCTGGTGTAGTAGGCCCAGCTTGGTTATCAATCAGGATATCTGCCATCAGCCTCTCCCTGTAAGGACTATTCGAGAGCCCACGAAATCGTCGCGGATCATCAGTCGTGCAGACTGTTCCAAGATTCCCCGGCCCTGAGCCTCGAGGGTCAGGCGGTCTAGAACGTTAAAGAAGAACCCCGCAGGCATACGGAACGGCGTGGTGAATGAGAATGGATGGCCGACGATGTTTGGAACCCGCGTATCAGTCCAGCCGAAGACGTACATCCGGGCTGTGCCGGCCAGGGTGAGTCGATCTGTACCGTCGAGTGGTACGCGAACAAGGTTGATCCACTCAGCATCGGTGACAACGACTGTCCCTGTGGGATATGCGATGGCGTGCTGGTCGTTCCAGGCCGAGGGTCTTACGAGGGTGGCGTCCCCACCATCAGCTATCCCAGATACGAACTTGTGGGTTACGACACCCATCTAGGGGGCCTGGAAGAAGCCGGTGTCATCTAACACAATCTCCCCCGGTGTGCTCTCGTCCCTGAAGATCAAGAAGGCGCGGCATGTACCTTCGGCCACGGTGCCAAACCACAGCACCCATACCGTGTCGTCCATGACATAGAAGCCGTTGCGCTCGATCTCCTCGCCGTAGTACGTCGGGTTGCCTTGTGCATCCCAACACCGTGTGGAGACCCAGACATGATCCCGTCTACCGATGTGGCTTGTTGTGGCTGTGAAGGTGACTGGGGTGGTGCTTGTCAGCGTCAGGTCGCCCTGTGGCTGGGGAGCGGCTGCGAGGAGCAACGGGACGATCAGCAAGAGAGCCAGGGACCGCCGCATCACTCGCCAACCACGCCTTGGCATTTCGCGTTGCCGGTTCCGATGTCCGGTTTGTAGACCTGGACCGTGAATGAGCCCGGGGTGGCGACATAGCCGCTGATCGGGTCGAACGGATCCCAGAACTCGTAGTAGCCGGGGAGCATTCCATCCGATGCCCACCAGCGCGGCAGCGTTGTGACCCCATGACCAGTCGCGTCTAGTGGGCCAATCCCAGCATTCGGGTGAGCCCCATTCGACGGGTCTCCAACCCAGTTGACCTTCACCCAGTATGTTGCGCCCGGAACGCCGTTGAACACCTCGAAACTCCACGTCCCACCCGCATTCAACGCGGCAGCAGAGATAGGCTGATTGACCTGGCAAGAAGTATTGGCGGCATGCGCCGAGGGCATTAGGGACAGGGCAAACAGAAATGCGGCGATTGCTGATTTCAGACCGATCTCCTTAGAACAGCAGCAGGAGCCGCCTTGTGGCTGGGCTCTCAGTGGGCGGGGGTGGTGTCGGTGTGGGTGTAGGCGTAGGGCTAGGGCACCAGTTGGGATTGTTCGGGTTGAGCTCCCAACAGGGCTTAGGGGCGGCAGCCAGGAGTGGCAAGGATGCTGCTATGGCCCCGATACCGAAGAACTGGCGGCGGGTGTATCTACTCGCTGTCATCCTCGAGACCGCGCTTAAACTCAGCCCTTGAACGGCCTACCCCACGGGCTAGTTCTGGGAGCTTCTTAGCCCCGAAGACCAGGACTAGAAACGCGATGATGCCGACGATGATCCACTCGTTCATGGGGTTCACTCCGGGATTTGAGACAAAGCGGCTACCCGCCGGGGCCATCGTACATACGTTCGAGTAACCTGTCAAGCCCCTGCGGGGGTGTCCCCCTTGGCCTCGGCGAGGGTGGCGCGGGCACTCTCAACAGCCTCGTCCCAGTCATGCTCCAATGCATCCGCTATCCGGGTAAGCACCTGCATCAGTCGTTCAAAATCGGCCTGGATATGGTCGTAGCGCACGACCACACTGAGATCCTCGTCTTGGGTGAACCACGGTTCAGCCATGTGCCTCCCCCAACTCAGTCTGGCCCGCTATCTCTTTCTCTAGCTGCCTCAGCCGGCGTAGCTTCTCTTGGAATTCCGGATCTTGTTCTGCCCAGGCTTCTACGATGATGTCACTGGCTTGTTCGAGAGGAGGGCCTACTCTTCGAAGAGAACGGGCGGCGAGTCGAAGCCGCCAGCGCATCCGTTTGTGCATACCTGACGTAGCCACATCACCAGTGGGGTCTCCGAGGGGTGCTCCGGGTCGATTGATACCCAGGCCGTCACCCCCGGATGTCTTACGAAAAGCGGCATCGTATAGGTCGGCATAGGCATCTCCTACATGTTGGGCTAGATCAGCTAGTTCATTGGCGGTCCTTACGATCCTGGTCATCTCAGCTGCTATGGCCTCAGGAACGGGCATTGCGGGCCTACGGGTCATCAGAGGTCTTCTCCCTGGGCACGCTCCCACATATCGAGCTTGGCCTCACGGGCTTCAACCTCGGACGCAGGCATCCCGGCGTACATTTCCAACTGCGCCCGCAGCCGCTCGACCTCTGCCTGCAACTCACTGCTAACTGCTTCCTCGGCGCGTAATGCACCGACGAGCCAATCAGACTTCTTCTTGAGTCTCTTAGCCTCATTCTTAGCGGCGTTCCAGTCGGCCCAGCACTCGTCATACCTGTCCCGCAGCCGCTCGACCTCGGCTACCAGCGCATCAAACTCTGGTTTCGGTACCACGACGGTCTCAACTCGCGCCACTGCGATCCCTCTTTTCATGAGCCCGGGCTGCTAGGGCATCGAACCTCTCGTCACCGATCTCCGACCGCCAGAAGGCCTCTTTCTCCCAAGGATGGGAGTCTAGGAATTGGTGGCAGCCATAACATAGGGCTAGGGCGTTGTCAGGATCGAATCTCGTTGCCCCGGTGCGTCTGGTGAAGTGATGAGCGGAGTGGAGCCCCCCGGGCTTGGGTTCGGAATGACACCGCTTGCATCTGTAACCGTCGCGCTTCCTAATCTGGTCTGAGAATCGAGCATCGGCGGCGGTGCGCTTGATGCCACTCATGCCACCCTCGCTAGGTGTTCTAGCAACTGCTCTCCGACAAACTGGCTATAGGCGGGGGGAATCGCTTCGGCGATCTCATCGCCCGTCATCCAGTCGATGCCCATGGCTGCTTTCCACCTTGGATCTGTCATCCCGGTAATCCCATCGCGCCGCTTGCTCTTAGTGTTGTATGGATTCAGCGGATGGGGCACCAGATCGTGGCGGCAGGGCGGGGACATGATCAGGGGCACGGTCTCGAAATAGCGGTGCCGCCATATCGGCAGACCGAATGAGGAACCACACAGCATCCCCCCCGTGAGGGGGGCGCCCTTCACGTTCTCGATCACATAGGGCAGGCCCGTTGCCTTGAGCAGGGCGCGAATCGGTTCTATCAACCTGTCCGATGGGCGAGCTCGATGCCTGAGATGTGGGCTGTACGCCTGGCACGGCGGTGAGGCGTGGATGGCGTCGTATCGACCATCCCTCCAACGCAACCTCATCAACTCCAGCGCATCTGCCATCACGAACTCGAATGGGTAGTGAGGCTGCGGCTTGATATCCACGCCGACCACATCGAACCCTGCTCGGTGATAGCCCATAGCTGCACCGCCGGCACCGCAGAACAGATCAAGCAGGAGCGGCCTAACGGCCGTCATCGTAGGGCCTTCCGTCTGCGCCGCCGTGCTAAGACATTGTGTGGCCTCCAGCGCCAGTTCAGCCACCACGTGTACCAGGTCTGGGTCACCTTACGTCCACCGGGGTAGGCACTACAGCCTCGAGCTTCTGATATCTATTCTCGAACTCACGGCCACGTAGCTGGGTGCTCTTGAGATTGATATCAAGTGGGTCATCACGCACGATCTCCAACCATCGTTCGACCCGGGCTCGTTCCCATTCGATGGGGTGATTGTGTTTGAGCTTGCCCGTGATGCTCCCCCCTCGTTCTTCAGCCATTCGGGCGCATGCCCTGCACCATCCGTTGTTGGGTACGCGGCCTACCTCTTCGGTGTCGTGGCCTCGCTTGCAGATGCGTTCCCTTGGGCGTCCAGTCATGCGCAACTCCACGCCGACCAGCTGCCCGAGTAGTGAACCATCCTAGCCGTCGTCACGATTTGAGAACGACTGTTCGTCCATCTCCGCCACGGGCCTACCTTCCAGGCGTCCGGTACCTGATGTGTCACCCGTTCCGGCCAGTACATCGCCGAGTGTTGAAACAGGCCAAGGTACTGCCCGTCGTTGTCTGCGAACCGATACCAGTTGCTCTCGCACGCAGCGACCGCAGAGAACTCCTCGATCCCACCAGGAACCGACCACTTCTGCACCACACACCTGGCAGTTCGTCGTTCTTCTCGGTCGGTCCAGACCTGATGGTCGAGGCTCTGGAATCGGCATTGGTTCTCCTGTCGTTCAGTCAGAGCTTGGGATGGTGTCGGGATTAGGGTCATACACATGGCTATGAGTAGGTACCTCAGCATTCCCACCTGACCTTTCTCGGACTAGAACGCGACCACACTCATGTATGAACGCACGGCCCTCTCGAGCAGCCTTCGCTGCCTCAACACCGTCAAAGGGCTTGGCGCATGTACCGCACACCGGCCTGGGTGTCGGTACTTTCTTCTTTGCCATAGTCACCCTCCCTATGGGCAGGAGAGACTTTGCCCATAGCTTCTTGAGGTGGATATGTGTCCGTATCGGGGTAAAACGCGGAAGGCCCCACTCATTCTCCGAAGCGGGTATCCCATCTTCTGAGTCCCAAAGTCCCTCGGTCCAAGCCTGGAGTTATCCTGCCGTTTGCTTGCCCCCGCCCCCGGTTGATGCCCGATACGGATTGACCTCCCTGCCGCCTACTCCTGCGAATAGACGACAGGCAAATCACGCGGACCTAAGCTGTGCTGCTAGGGATTGCACCGCCGTTGAATTGCGACCAGTAACCGTTCCGCGTACTGGCTTGCGCCTCTGATTCTTTTTGCTACCCTGCTGTCGGCCTGTCCGGGCACGCATGTAGGTGGTCGGTGGTCGCAGTTTCACCACCTCGCCAACTACATTCATGGTACGGTCCTGCTTGTCCGGCAGGCCATTGACGATGAAGCGGTAGGCGGTCTGCTTGCCACTCGGCTGTCGCCAGGCGATGATTGCCCTGCTGGCCGACATCGCTAGGAAAAGGTCTCCAACGATGTTCTTGCCCGCAAGGATCGCCCGCAGTTTCCGCCTTAGGCATCGACTCCCAGAACAGTTTTCCTGGTCACCGATGATTGCTCCCTTCATGTCTTGCAGGGTCACCGTTCCCTCGACAACCCCAATACGGAGGGGGGCATCCACTACTTGGCTAGGGTCAAACCCTGCATTACGCATGAGCGTCTTCCAATGGGCTCCCATGATTCACCCCCTCTCCATGGACTGGGCATCCCGGATCAGGGATGCAAGAACACTCGGACGTTTGTGCACCATGTGCACTTTCGTCCTCGTCGCCATCGTCCTCATTCCGGGGTCGTCCATTCACCCAGTAGAGGAATGTGCGCTTGTTGATACCCATCTCGCGAGCGAACCAGGATGCCGTAACGAACACGCGGCCCCGGGCATCAGTCAGGGGCTCGCCTTCTTCGCTGATGACTTGCGCGCCCTCAACCTCATGGAATAGCTTCACGAAGCCGTCTCGGTAGCGTTCAGCCCTAGCATGTAGTTGGCTGACCTTGACCGGCTTGACCTTGCGGATGGTTGTCATAGTGCTTCCCTATCCCTCATCTCGCCGCAGCCCTCACACTTCAACTTGCCGTGAAGGCCGGTCGGCTGCCAATCGTGAGTATGCGAGGGAGAGGCCGGTTCCTTCCCCTTGGATTCGACCCCTCCCCCACGATCCTCGGACGCACCTGCTGGAGTGACGGACGGGGAGTCTGTCGATGGATATGCGCTTGATGCGTCCGAAGTCTTGCGTAGCCAGGCATACATCTGCTCGGCTAGTGGCTCCCACGCGAACTCAGGCAGATTGACCGCCTGCATCAGTGCGGTCCTTCGGTCCATCCGTTCCTGGATGAACTGGTCATGTTCAGGGGAACGGGCCGTCCGTACAACGCCGGCGCTGGGCCCTCTCGGCTCGGCACCGCCCCCCTGAACGCCTGGGGCGGTGTATGTAGCTGCACCACCCGGAGTTCCAAATCCTAGGATCTTCCAGGCCGGCTTACCGCTCTTGGTCGGGGCCTTGGGTTCCAGGGTGAAGTCGAGCTCCTGCCCGATGGCCTCTTGGAGTAGCCCCTGAACCTCGAGGGCAGCGTCCATGTCCTTCCGGCCAGCCGATCCAACCTCACCATCGGTGAAGAACGCGGTGACGTAGTAGACGAACTCGCCTTCTCGGTGGGGGTTCTTCCATTCGTTGATGTCGTCGATGACGCTGGCTACTTCCTTGAGAGTCACTCCGATACCTCCGCTACTGGATCGCCCTCATCGATGAACTTGAGCGTGATAGGGCCAGGGCAACGCAGGTCGTGGGTGTCGAGTTCCTCGACATACTTGAGGACGGCACCGCAGTCTCGGCACACCTTCTTGATGGCCAGGGGAATCATTGGGGAGGCACATCCGTCTCGTCATCGACGATGCCACCGATGCTTGGCTTGATATCTATGCCGTCGCCATTTCCCAGCTTTATGAACTTCCCAAGCAAGACTCCGATGACGATGCTCAACAAGAGCCATGCACCGATGATGAGCCAGCCCATAGTGGGACTCATGGCTAGCACCGACTCACAAGCTCGTTGAAGGTGTCGATGGCCTGGTCATAGTCCGGATACTCAGACATGAACCCCTGAACGAAGGCATCCCGACTGGCGTCCACGCCGAGCTCGTCCACGTAGCCACAGAACTCAGCCACGGTGCCGGGGTGCAGGGCCTCGTAGGTGTCCACGAAGCTCCCTGACTCGCTGCTCCCCCCCACGTTCTCAATCGGGGTGGTGGTCGGTGCATCGGTGGAACTACCGCAGGCCGTGAGGATCACGGCGACAGCGGCTAGAGCAATCAGTGCCTTCTTCATCTCGTCCCTCCCTTTCGAGGTAGAACGCCTACATCCCTGAGCAGCCGTTTCACGGCGTCGTCACAGGGTTGGCAGTACGGGTCACCGCACGGCCATTGGTGAGGTTCAGGGGGGCGGTGGGCCCTTCGCTCGACAGCGCTTTCCGTTCCGCCCCCCTGAACGTAGTTGGTCATCCGCTTGCGTAGGTTGATCGCCCACTGGGTTGAGCCGAACAGCCTCGCCTTGAGCAGTTCACCCATCGTCCGTAGGCCACGGCTGTTCTCAGCGAATAGTTCGGTCTCTACCCGCCGGCCTTGTTCGATGGTGGTGATGAGATCGGCCCGCTCAAGCTGGTACTTCGACAGCCCGCTCATGGCCTGCCGTCCATCTCATCGAGCATGGCCACGATCAGTTCCCGGCCTATCTCGCAGAAGTGGTCTTCGGTGTACCGATCTCCGATATGGCAGAAGAAGCACTTGAAGAAATGGCGACCGAAGGCTTCGGCGGCGTCCCGCACGGCCCAGTAGGACTGGGGTATCAGAGGTTCGGCGGGGGTTACTTGTTCCATCTCGGCCCTCCGATGAAGTGGACGGTGCAGCCTGCGGTGGTGAATCCCCAGACCTCGCAGGCGCTACGGTTCGTCTTAGCGGGCCAGAACAGGCCCTTCTCCTCGACGATGAACGGGCGGACCTTCTCTACGCCATCGATGGCCTCGAGAGCGTTGTGCCGGTAGCAGTAGGTGGTGGAGTACGGCGGGGGGAGGGCTGGATCCTGGGAGGGAGTGCCCTCGACCCCCGCCGCACGGTGATGCTCCGGGGGGCGGTGGCGGGGCGGTGAGTCCCCGCCAACAGCCCGTTGCTGCTGCGGAACGACCCCGCTCCCCGGAACGAATCCGACGCTTGGAACTACGTCGGTAGGTTTGGCGAAACGTACATTCTCGGCGCGTCCCGGATCCATGGGAAGGTTTGTACTCCCTAATCCACCCTCGCGTCAACCCTATCGGCAAGATTCTGGGAAATCTTTCACCACAACATCTTGTGTCCCCCGAACGCACCACGCGTCCGATCTGGCCCACACGGACGCGGTGCGTAGTCCGTCGTGCGTATGGGTTACAGCGTTGTAGTGCAAGGGTTTCACTTCAGGGGGACTTGACGGGAAGGGGTTTTGACGTTCTAATCTTCCCGTTCAAACCTGGGAGGGAGGGATGGTGAGTCTTCCCCAGATAGAGGCAGAGCTCGTCTCATGGATTCGGGCAGCCAGTCAGGATCGGCGTCTTTCGACGATGGGTGTCCGGGACGGGATGCGCGATCTCGGGGTTGAAGTCCACCCCAAAACTGTCGAGACGTGGTTCCGGGGTACTGCCATGCCGGGGTACGCGAACCTTGTCGCGTTAGCCCAGCTGTTCCACGAACTGCCCCCTGTTCTGGCAGAGGTTTGCCCCGAAAGAACCGAATCAGTGGTAGTGGTCGAGGATCATTCACCCGACACCTCTGACACTGGATCTGGGGCTCGAGGTCATCCCAGGGACGAGCCTCCTCAAGGCTGATCGAGCCTGGGGGGATGCCACACCAGGATTCCCTGGTCTCAGAGTCCAGGAAATGCCATTGGGTACCGCCGACCGATCTGAACGCTTCCATCTAAGGGGCATCGGCAGTATTCCCTAGTACCTGACCCCAGGGCAAGGCTAGAAATGGATTAGAATCGCTCTCAGAGGCCCTAGCGGGGCAAATTACAGAGGTGTTCTTTCCCGGAGGGTATTGACGGGAGGATTCGGTAGGGATAGGTTTGCCTCACATACTGAGACCTTGGGAGGGAAGCCATGGAAACCAAGTACGCGCAGGAAGCCGAAGAACGCTTCCACGCCGCTTTCAAAGAGTTCTACGCAGCGGGCCTCAAGCTTGCCGAGGCATTCGATGACGTTGATTTCAACGCCGATGAGAGATTCCCACTCCCCGACAGGCTGCGCCCGCCGATGAGCCTTGATGAGTGGATGTACGAACTTTCAGCACACTACGACGCCTAGGGTCTCCACACCCTAGGCGGTTTGAGCCAGTCGCGTTTCAATAATTCCCGCCTCAGGGCGATATGCTGTTTCACGTCCCCAACTACACGTCTCTTTGTCTTATCGATCCCCTCAGGGGTCAGGCGGTTGGCCTCCCGCCAGTCAGCCTGGCCCATCCCGACCTTGCGGACCCGGACCCCCAGCATCTTTGCTAGGTTCTCCTGGGAGCCCGATACACCACCCTTGCGCTTCAGATCGGTATACGTATCGCAAGTCAATTTGGGAGGCAGGGGGGATAGGCCTTGTTCTAGCAAAGCTCCGTTCAGGATGCGTAGGTCATGCTTCACGATATTGTGGCCCGTAATCAGATCGGCCTGGACGTAGGCGGCGACGAAGCCGAGGAGCATGGTGCGTGAGGGCACCTCGCCCAGGCACAGGGCGTGGATAGGTCCGGGCTCTCCGATGAACTTCCAAGCTATAGCGGTGATCTCGGAAAATGTGAAGTCCTCGCCTACATAGTTGAGAGGGCGGTTCTCTATGTCTAGGTCGAGCATTCGGAGGGCTCTACGTTTTCGCCAGGTCGCCACTCAGCGCCCCGAGCGCTCTATCTCGGCATTGGCGAGCGCAACCAACTCCCGCCCTATGATTCCGTGCACGTTATGAGCTATCGTGCCCGGGGCACTCTCAAATCCGATATTGATATGAGAGTCACCCGCAATAGGGAACACCTTGAACTTCACGCTTTGGCCGGGTCGCCAGATGACAACGACGCTAGCGAAGAACCCCGAAGCCCGATAAGGCCCATCCGTAAGGAAGCGCACTCGCCCCCGGATGTATCGAACCTCGGCATGTCCGACAACATCATCGTGCCACCATGCGAGGTCGGTAGAAGCGGGCAGCAGACCAACTACTAATGCCCCACGCTCTGCTGATTCACGGGCCTTCCGGGTCCATGCATAAACCTCGCGCCCATATGGCGGGTTCATAAACACTCGTTCGTCGTACCAATCCTGTTCGAGGCCGTTATCCTGTTCGGTGTAGTAGTTAGCAACACCGAGCGGGTTATCCGCGGTTGTACATGGGTCTAGCGTGAACTGGAACTCCTCGTTCAGGGGGTCAAACACCTCGGGTGGAGTGCGCCACTCCCGACCCTTACCGTTGTAGCGCCCGTTGTTCTTAGCTTTCATGCCACCGAGTACCGCAGGGTTGTCACTCGCCCCTATCGTCCGGCGATTCACTTCTTCGCCTTGATCGCGGGCCGCAGTTGCCGACTGAGTAGGTCATCGACCCACCGAGTTGCCTCATCCTCGAGTTCTACGAGGCTACCTGTCTCGATGGCTGCGACGTACTTCTCCCAAGAGGCGGTGAGCATCTCGTTCAGGAGTTCCTCCCGGAAGTTCTGGATCCTGGTGTCGAGGTCTCGTGTGACCTGACGGCGGATACGGTTCCAGGTCAGGTCGGTCTCATCCTTCTCGCGATAGCGGGCCGTATCATTCACCCCTCTCTTGCACTACGAACCGCAAGGCTGCGGCAACATGAAGTGCCTGGAGCAGTTCCTCCGGTTCTCCAATACGACCTACAAGCGCGGCGAGCGCCTCCTCGAGCTGATCTACCAGTTCAAGGGCACCTAACGGCCTACCCACAATCGCTGCCACGCGCCCTCCTTCGCTGGACTGCCCTGATGCGGCGGGTCTTGAGTTGCTTGAGGTGGTGCTCGCGCCATGTCTGGTTGGCATACCAGCGGCGATAGCGTGCTAGGCCAGCCTCCCTGGTCTTGGGGCAGATGTTCTCCCACTTGTTCCGATCATGGTTCCCGGTGCATTGGGGGTGATCGCACCTCATCGGGGCCCCTGCTTCTCGCAGATTAGACAGGCGTAACCGTCCACGAAATACGAATCCGGGCAGGGCTCGAATGGGTTATCCCAAACAAGGCCCTGCCCGGTTATGTAGTAGTGCCACCAGATGCATTCGTGCTCTACTTCGACCAAGTACCCCCCTCGCGTAGGAACTCCACCGCACCCATATCCCCACACACCCAGCAGAAACCACTGGAGATGGCGTCCTGATCCAGGCTGGCACCGCACCGCCGGCAGCGGACAATCGGATAGATGGGGCCTTCGGTCCAGGTCACGCTCACTTCAGAGCCGACCCATCGGCAAGGAGCAGGTTCTTCAGGGCAGAGATAGCTGCCGCTACACCCGCAACCAGGGCGGCAACCGCTAGTGTCTTAGCAGCCTCGAAGTTAGGGGCCGCAAGGACGCCCGGTGCCAGGACAAGCACGGCGGCGAGGAAGGCCTGCCCAGCTGTCCATAACACACGTCGAATGTCAGACTCGTTGATACCCACGTTTCCTCCTGTAGTAGTCACGGGACTGTGCCCGCTGACATGTCCGGCAATACCGCTTGCCACGCTTATCAACCCATACGTTGTCTCCCCCATATAGATGTCCATGTGGACAGGCGGATCGGTTGGATGAATAGTTAGGACCGCGCTCAACGTTGACTTGAGACGAGACCGCCTCGAGATGTTCAGGGCGCACACACTCCCTAACGCGGCAGAGATGATCGATGACAAGACCCTCGGGGATCGGTCCATTAGCCCACTCATACGCCAGCCGATGAGCGGCGAGAGAGCGCCGCGATGGCGCATCATCTTGGATGAGTCCATATCCCACCGATGTCTTTGCCCCGGTCCATAGCCAGCATCCCGGGGTCCGGTTTACCTTCGCCTCGAACCGCTCGCGGAGTGGGCGACGGTGGGCTACCATCAATCACCCTCCTTGGTTACCAGCACGTACACGATGGTTGAAGCCACGGGGCTGTGGCACTCGTAGAGCGTCTCCCCCTGGTTATCGAATCCCCACTCTCGTAAGGCCCCGGTCTGTAGCAGGTGCCAGAACCCACGCTCGGCCCGCTGGTTGGCCTCATCCCAATCGGCACCGATGTTCTGGACCCAGTGGTCGCGGATGTGTCCGACGATCTCAGCGGAAGTCAGGGGGCGTAGGGCCGAGATACCAACACCGAGTGGCGGCGGGGGTGGAAGGTTGGTCATCCCGGGCCCCAGTCCCATCCATGGGTTGGACAGTCATCTACGTGCCAACTCCAGCCACAGCGCGAGGAACAATGTCCCCGCCACTGTCGCCAACGAACAATAAGGCGTGTCTGAAATCTCACGAACTTAGTCATCTCGCATCAACACATCCACTAGAGATTGCCAGGCTGTGAACCGCTCATCGGCACACTCCTGGCAGAGCCTTGCTTCAACGGCCGGCGGGGGTTTCTGGGGTGGGTGGCAACCGCAATGACACAGAGCCGACCATGTTGGGTAGTCGGGCTGCACGGTCGGACCCTGTTGGGTGATGCCCAGGCCTCGACGAGTCATGGAAGGAACGAACATCACGCGTCGGCATCCTCACCCTCGGCCTCAGCCTCGGCACGTTCGGCGTCCTGGACGATCTCCCTAGCCTGGTCGAGTAAGGCGAGAACCTCCCACCCCTCGAGATCCCCGCAGTTGACCTCGATGGAGTCACCGACCGTCCAGGAGATCGTGACGATGTAGGGCGTGTAGTTCGGGGCTTGGTCAGCAAAGGGCTGGGTCGTCATCCGCCGATAGCCTTTACGACGAGTGCTCCCCCGACAGCGGAGAGCAGCGAGACCAGCGCACCGAACCCCAGGGCCTTACCTCGGAAGTTCTCAAGGGCATCCACCTTGTCCTCAAGGGCCCCGTGCTGGCTCTCATATCGATCCCTGGTAAGGAAGTTCGAGCGGTCCTGGGTAACCTCTGCCCTCAGTTCGTTCAGCTTCTCTAGCCTGAGTTCGAGGTTCCGGGTAGCGAGTTCGAGCGCGGCTTGCTGAGACCTGAACGCCGCCGTGAGTGCCTTATCCCTCTCGGCCATGATGGCTTCGATGTATTCCCTGAGGGTGACGGTGGTGCCGTTGCGTTCATGGACGGGGCTCTCCTCGTTCATCCACTCACCACATACGAGGTGTGCCAAGGCTCGCCCGGGACGGCGTAATGCCAGCCCTCCAAGAGCAGGGCTTTCTTGATGGCGTAACGTCGGGCGGCGCTCTGCCCCATGTCGATATCGACAGCCAGTCCCCGGCAGTGCTTGGACCCGTCCGGGTTGGCATAGCGCTGGGGGTCGGACTTCCAGAGTTGTCGCTGTAGCTCACAGTCCCGCCAGCCGATCCCCGTGATGAGGATATGGCGGGTCTTCCCCCTGATCTTCATCCGCTTGGGGGTGATGCGCTGCTCAGCGGCCTTGAACGCACGGAGCGCCGGCCCCTGGAGCTTGACGATCCGGGAGTCCGTCTGGTGGTAGATGTTGATGTTGTCGTAGTCATCGCAGCATGAACCACCGTCGTGGATGACCCCGTAATGGGTCTGGATATCGGTCACCAGGCCTCCTCAGGCTGAGTCTAGGTGGGTTAGATAGGGAGGGTCAAGTAGGGAGGGTTTAGAAGGGCTTCTCGGCGAACGTCCAGTTATCCCAGATGTTGAGCCGCCGGAAGCTCTCGATGGTCAGCCTGGCCGTGCCGTTCGCTAGCCATCCTGAACCCCAGGAGTTCTCGACCCGGACGAAGGGTGGAGCCCCGTTATCGGGGGCCATGTCCACGCCGGTCAGAGCGAGATCGTGGTAGCCGACGTGCTCCGAGTCCAGGTTGACCTTGATCCACTGATTGCCATAGGCCTTAGAGAGCCGTCCATCGTTGTAGTACATCGAGCCATACCAAGGGACGGCAATCGTGACTGGGCCGTAGGTGAGGAGGCAGGTGATGATGTCATCAACCTGGAGCACCTTCCAATAGGAGTCGATCAGCCCCCACTCGAGCAGCTTGGCGCAGGCATCGCGGGGATGCATCCCTTGCTTATAGGTGGTGTCCCCTGACGCCTCGAGGTAGAGCCTACGGGCGAACTGATGGGCTCCCTCCTCGGTCTGGAACTCCGCATAGGTATCGTGTTCGCTGGCCCCGGCCAGCAGGACGTTCGTAGTCGCGTGACCGACACATGTTCCCTCGTTGCCCTGGTTGATGCGGAAGTCCGGGCCGACCATCGTGTAGAACTTCCGGTCGATGGTGGATGCGTTTAGGGCCACCGATAGCGGTGGGGCGAATCGGTAGTCACGCGGGTCGTATCGGTCGGGCTTGGCTCCGAGTGCATAGGGTTGTGGCATCTATCCTCCGAAGAAGCCGCTCATGCCGAAGGGGTCCGAGACGCCCCCTCCGCCGCCGGCGCCAGCAACCTTGATCTCGGCCGCGAGCCCACCGTAGGGGGATGAGGTCGTCCAGGACATCGTGGGGGTGGTATCGAACGTGCTGGCGTGCCACCCCGGCTTCATCCCCGACGATGGGTTGTTGTGCGTCTGGTTCGTGAGCGCCGTCCAGCCTCCCTCAACGGTGGATTCCTCGTTGGCTTGGTGGCAGAACAGCGCCATCACACGGTTGTTCGAGTCCCCGGCCGCCGAAAGTGTTCCGGTCGCACCCGATGTGCCCGACAGATCCGCCCCGGTCGCGGCCGTCTGGACGAAGGTCTGAACGAGGCCGTTTGCCACGTCACTGCCCGTCACCTTGAGGATGCCCATCGAGCAGCCAGACATCGTGACGCCGAAGTCGAACAGACAAGTACCCGGTCCGCTACCCGGCCCGCTGTCCCATGCGAATATCCAAAGCTGCCTGCGGCTCGCCCCGGTCGTGATCCACAGCAGGGTAGCTACCTGGGTTGCGGTGATGCCGCCATGGGTCACGGTCGGGGTCGGGGGGTTCGTTGTATCCCGCGAAGCCTCGAGACATGCGACATACAAAGTGGCCGGGTCGGTCGTGAGGCTCACCGAGAACGAGGTCGCATCGACCCCGGTCCCGGTTCCGGTAACGCTGGTGATGGAGATCGCCATCTAGATCAGGGTCCTGTCCGTATCGCCGGAATGGAACGCCTGCCATTCGGCCCAGGTCTTCGAGACACCACTTCCGGTTCCGCTGTCCCACTTCCAGTAGGAGTTGGAGGTCGAGAGCACCTTGTAGTGGTTGCTGAAGAACGAGTTATTGGCCCAGACCGGGAACGAGCCTGTCGCGGTGTCCTGTCCCCCGACCCGCTGGTTGAAGGAAGTCCTGAGCCAGAACTGGTTGTCGTGAACGTCCCAGTTCTGACACGACCGGGCCACCGTCCCGGTGTGGTCCCACAGCATGAACAGCATCCCGAGCTCCGAGTCGGCGCCGCCCAAGGTGTAGTCCAGGAGGTTGAACTCGAAGCTCCCCCGACCGGATACGCAGTTGGAGTCGGCGATGCGGAACTGCACGCAGTTCTCATGCGTCCTGGTCTGCCCGCCGATGGTCGCGGCCCTGCCGTTGTTCGCGCTGTAGTTGTGCCGGATCACCGACAGGTCGTTGGCTTCGTAGAACCCTCCGGCCCGCCAGTTGTCCTCCGAGACGTTCTCCTCGATGAGGTAGTCGCGGCAACCGGTGTCCCACCACATCGAGAAACCGAGGTTGTCGTGCAGCCAGTTGTGATGGAACCAACCTCCGATGCTCGTCTCGATCTTCCCCGCCCCGCCCTCGTTGCCGGGGTTCACCTGCCGGGTGTTGTTCCCGTAGACCTCGCAGTACTCGAGGGTGATGTCGTTCCCCGTGGCACCGCCGTACCCGGCCAGGCCGTTGTCGTGCATCACACAGTGGGAGATCACACAGCCATTGCCGACCGGGGCTATGCCGGTGTCGTACATCCCCGAGACGACGGCATCCTGGACGGTGGAGTTGTCGCCGGCCATCCGAATGCCGTGGATCGTGGAGGCCGTTCCGAAGTTCTGCCACGTCCCACCCTTGAGCGTGGCGTTGATCCCCAAGACGATGGGGAAGAACTGCCCGCCGTTGCCTTCAATCACCTGCTGGCCGACAGTCCCGGGAAAGATGATCGTTGGAGCCTTGGTCCCGGTATCGACCTGACTGTTCCAAACGGGATTGTTCGACGAACAGACGAACGTGGAGCCCGTAGCATTCGCATTGATAGCCGACTGGAGCGAGGCACTCGAGTTGAACGAGATACCCCCACCGGGGTTCGTGACGGTTCTCGCCCCCGCACCTGAGCGTACCGATGCAGCACCGGCGGTAGGCCCAAATACCGGCCCAGCCCCACCACCGCCCTCAACGTTCCCGCCGCCGCGTCTTATGCGGAGACTCATCAGAATTCGTAGCCGAACACCGAAATATAGATTGTGATGCCCGCCGAGGTGGTGTAGTGGAGCTCGCGGTCGGCGGTAGTGCAGAAGACCGGATGGGGGAAATTGGAGATGACACCGGGGGTCGAGGTAGAGGTAGGGGTCAGCGTCCCTCGGAACAAAACTTGGTCCGTTCCCTGAGTGAATGTGACATCAGCATTGTCGCCGAACCAGAGCGTAACCAGCGCGGCGGTGGTTCCACCTGTCCCGATCTCATAGCCCGTAACAGCAATGCGCTTGCCGGCGGTCGGGTCCCAGATCGTTGTACCGGTCTGAGTGCTTGTTGCCTCAACCTGCTTCCAGACGAACTGCTCGCCGGCGATGTGTCCTACGAGCAGTCGTCCCTGTAGATCGAACTTACTGTCAGTCCGGTCGCCCGCCGCCACGGCGGTACCGAAGGCGCTCTGAGCCTTCCCGCCGATCTTGACCGGGTTGCCCGAGTCAACGGCGTCGTGCGCCACGTCTAGCGTCGAGGAGTCCACCGCCACCTTGACACGCCGGTTCTGATCTATGCCGATGATGCCCATATCGTTATCAGTGACTGAAGTGGGAGCGGACTCATACACGCCGATGATCGGAGTCCCTGCGGTGGATGCCTGGGTGAAGTCGGCATCGTCCGTCGAGGACGTTCCCCCCGAGCCAGCAAAGGACGTCACCTGGTTCCCCGACCCATCCACGATGGCCACGTTCAGGGCGTCGTTAGCGGCGAGGTTCCTGACCGTGGCATCTGACGTGCCGTCGGTCAGCTGCACCTTCCCGGCGAATGCCGTACCAGCAACCAGTGGGGCCATGCGCGTGATATCCACGTCGAGCCCATTGGTGGCATCGCCGGGGATCTTCGCCGTAGAGTCCGCCGTTCCGTCTACCAGCTTCACGTACTGGTAGTCCACACCACCGATCTCATCGGTAGCGGCGGTGAAGTCAGTCAGTGTTCCGTTGTCGATGGTTTTGTTGTCAGCCATCAGTTCTCCTTATGAAAGTTTCTGAGCGATGAGACACGAACCCGCCTTGACCAAGGTGCTGCCGCTTGTGACACTCTGGGCCCATTGGAATTGAACGGTGCCAGCAGTACCGGCAACCTGAACAATCCCTTTAACGATGATCCCCCATATTTGGCCCGCTGATAACGACCCAACGGTAGAGGTAGCCGCCGCATCCAATAGAGGATTGGTACCACTAGAGGGATCCTGAATCCACAGGCCGCTAGCATTGATTGACAGTGGTCCCCATTTCATCGTTGCGCTCGCCGGAACCGTAAACGTCATCTTGAAATCCGCCGTGGCATTCGAATCAATCATGAGCGTGCAATCGACAAGCCATTTCTCATTAGCCCCAACGGCGAAGAACAAATCGTCATCATTCTGCAACGTAGTGTTGGCGACGGTCTCATCTGCGGCCTTCACCTTCTTGGTAACGGGGCCAAGGGAGTTCAGGTTGTCGCGGATGTGTGGGTTCATGATGGCGGCAGTAACCAGCTCGCCGTCGGTCCACGTTCGAGGTGCTGTCCATGCCATGAGTGCTCCTTTAGGTACTTACAAGCGAGGTGGTCACGCCGAGTTCGGAACTACCGACCACACCGAGTTGCCACTGGCCCTGTTGGAGGGCCGTGCTAGATAGCCGCCAGGTCAACAGCCAGCGGCCAGAACTGATGTCCCATTCGATACCTTCGATGAAGCTGGGCTGTTCGATGACATCTCCAACCGGGCGTTTACGAATCAGAACTCGAGCATGGAGATCATGGAGTAACAGACGTTCCCATTGGTCATTGTTCAGACTGGCATTCTCAACCGCCATCGACTCAATCCGGAAATGTGGTTCGGAGTACGCGCCGAGGAGAAACGTAGCCCGGTCCAACATCTCGGTAGTTGATGTGAGTAGCGTTGAAACCGTCAGCGTTCGGGGTGAGGTGGCGGGCCCACCGTAGAGACCCTGGCTCGACTCATCTTTGACAACTTGATCGGTAAGACCGGGGGCAGTAACGATGACTTCGTTCCACAGGTTCGAGTCATCGTAAGAGGTCGCTACTGAGGCGTAGTGCTTCTCGCCTTCAGCATCCCCCCAGGTGTCATCAAGTTCGTCGAGCAGTGATGAGTGAAACCGCTCAAAGAACGTGGCCTTGCCATCATCGGCGATGAAGAATAGGCCACCCTCACTGGCTGCGACTTCCTGGATATGACTCAGCGCGTTCACATCGGACGCCACAGCCTGCACCGTCGATTCACTGACATCGATGCTGCGAAGGGTGCTAGGCCATCCCAATGCATCCAGCACACCGTTGATGCGGTCGGTGGTCGTCTCCACGCCACGGGCCAGCGTTACCTGTGCCAGGTTCAGAACCTTGAATGCATCGACGGCGTGCATATCCACGTTGTCATCGCCCTGAACGGGAGCACCGCTCCAGGTCGAGGGCCAGGCCTCTACAAACCCGTTGAATAGGTTGTAGGTGATCGTGCTCCATGTGGCCTGAACCTTCATCGGAACCATGGGTCGGATGTCGGGCCAATACTGGGAGCCGGTGTTCGTGGGGTTGAAGGCACCATCCTGATTCAGCAAGCGCACCGAGACGGTGCCAGCCTCAACCCTGTTCAGTTCGTGCTGTCGGCCCCTGCGGATATTGACCGAGCGAACCTTGCTGGTGATGTCATCGAAGGATGCATATCCAAGAATCGTGGTGACTCCGAGTTCGGAACTGCCATCCACTCCTAGAAGCCATCCACTCCGCCCGATCTGCACCGACAGCGTGGGAAGGCTTGGCTCTGCCGGTGGGGGTGGGGGCGCTCCCCCATCGAGCGGTTTCGGGAACGTGATTACTGGCACTAGCCGAGCCCAACGTCACCGTTGCGGGCACTTGTACGCAGGAGCTCCTTACGGATCCGCTCTGCCAGGTCGCGCTCATACCGTGACGATTGGTCCGGGAGCGCGGATGTCTCTGGCACCTTGATCTCGTAGTGGATGACAACCCGGCGCACTTCACTGATGGGGATTTCCTCGGCCATGAACTGGCTCCTTAGATCGGGTGTCCTGGGGGTGTACCGCCCCACTGCGGGTAGAAGTCGCAATGCACATGCCCGAAGTGATTACCTAGGGGCGACGGGAAATAGGGATCGGCGAGCAGGTGCGCGATATCTAGCCCGCTACGGTTCGCATCTAGGAAGTACGCCAATCTCCGGTGTAGTTCCCCCGAACACATGAAGTCCACAGCGTTGCCATAGGCGTGCTGGGACCAGGTGGTAGTACCTTCGATGAATCGAACTGCAACCACACCGATAGGCAGTTCACCGAAGGCGGCGAAGACCACGCCGATGCAGCGAGCAGCGGCCGGCGTCGCACCACCAACCCGCTTGTATTCGATCTCGACAACGACCTTGGTGGTTCCACCGTCATAATGCTCAAGGCTCTTGGCGACTTCATCAACGAGCGTGGTGCCCGTCTCTTTGAGAGTTAGGCCTGGCATCTAAATCTGCTGTCCCGGGTGACCACCAGAACCTACAGGCTGCATCCCCGGCTTGCTGGGGTCGAAGTCCACGTATTTGTAGTGAATCTCAACGGTGTGCCTAGTGGAACCCTTATCCAGCTTGTCAAGGGCCGTGATCATCTTGTCTTGCGAGGTTCGGGCATTATCTAGCTCGGTTGTGGAATCCTTCCACGCTTGCTGGGCCTTATGTTGCTGCGTCTCGGTGAGGTTGGCGAACCCAATCAACCATTCGGGACCCTGTTCCGACAGGAAGGCGATGTATTTGGGGTTGACCCAATCCTCCTTGGCAATCTCTGCCATGGCCTTGGCAAGCTGGCGTGCCTCTCGTTCCATGACATTCGTGGCGTGAAGGAACTCCTGACGAGTGATCTTCGTTTGTTCTGCATTCTCATCGAGGCTCAGGGTCAGGTCTGCGAACTCCAGCGTGGTCTTCTTGGCATCCTTGCCCAACCCAGCAACGGCGAGTGAGGCCTGGAACGCCTGGCCCCGGAAGTTGCCCAGCCCCTTGCCGCCTTGGCCGATCTCCTCGCCAAAAGCATTGAGAGCTTCGCTGCCATCTCCACTGAGATCAACGAAGTGCCCCAGGACCGGGATCGTATCGATGAGTCCATCTGCAAACCGGGACAGCCTGCTTCCGGCACCATTGAAATCCTCACCAACCTGAACGATTGGTAGGAACTGCATAGCGAAGGCAACCTTCTCAAGAAGGGGTACGAGGCCGGCCAGGGTCTCCACCAAGCCCTGCACCGCCGGGAGCAATGCCGTGCCGATCTTCGCAGCAGCATCCTCGAGTTCGGCCCTCAGAACACGGATCTGGTTCGGGAGCGATTCCCCGACAGTCCTAGCGAAGTCTCCCTGCGCCTTCGCCGTGTCATCCATGATGATGTTGTAGCGAGCCTGGATCTTCTGAGCATCGGTGAGTTCCTCGCCAACTTTGGCGATGCCCGATCTGTATGCCTCAGCCTCGACTCGAGCGGCAGATAGGAATACCCCGACCTCGCGTAATGGGCGGGCCTGACCAGCCAAACCGGATTGGAGCTTGTCCAGTGCTTCAGTGGGATCGATGTTGTTGAACGAGGCTAGGTCGGAGGCTAATGTGACCAGCGATATCGACATCTTCGCTGTGGCACTTTCAGCCAAGCCCGCGGCATCGAGGATCTGGCCGAAGCTACCGGCAGCAGTAAGGGCTGCTGTCTCAGACACACCCAGGGATTCGGCAGTTGTCTCGGAGAACGCTATGACGGTATCTGCCGAGTCCTCGAACACAACCCTAGTCTTATTGAGTTGCTCATTGAGGTCGGATGCCGCACTAATGGATTTGGCGACACCAACCACAACGGCGGCGCCCACCCCCAGCATCGCGGCATTAGCGAAACCCGAGAACTTAGAGAAGCTGGTCCCCATTGCCCCAGTGCTGGCGGCGGTCTCACCCTGAGCTGCCCGGAGTTCGGCCTGGTACTTCGCTGTTGAGAGTTCCAGGCTGACGATGGCCTTGCCGATTACCCCACCAACACCGGCCGCACCAAGGAGGGATCCTAAGTCAGCCATTCATGGCCTTCCTGACCTTCTCCCCACCCAGGCGGGCGAGCTCGCCGGGATCATCGGCCACGGCTTCGTCCTCTCGGTGAAGTGTGATTACGAATGCGGCCCGCAGGTTGTGCGCGAGCACGTCGTCCTCGAGGAAGGCCGCTGGGTCGCGCCCCCAATGTTGCTCGACACGGGCAAAGGTCTTGCCAGCATCTGAAGATGCAAAGTCGGCGAGCACCTTCATTGAGGGCTCGCCGGTAAAGGGGTTGACCGCTGCCCATACGCCAGGAGCGCGTCATAGTCGTCTTGATCGAGTTCGGACACGGCCTCTCTAGTCATCTCGACCGGTTCGCCATCAATAGCCACTAGCGTCTGCCGAACGATCTCGTCATTGACTCGTGCCCCAGCCGCAGCGTCTTCCATCTGCATTTCCGGGCTTAGAACAGGGGGGCTATCTCCATTGCTCTCGGCAAGTGCCTTCACATGCTCAAGAATCGGCATGGGAACCCGACCGGCAATGACACAATCCCGGATATGAGGAAGCCTGATAGTCACGTTCATGCCCGAGGGCAGCGTTACATCGAACCGCTTGCGGATGCGCTCGAGGGTTTCCTCGGCGTTCATGGGGCTCCTTCCTGCCCGAGAATGTGACGGGAATCACATTGCGGTCGAGCGGGGATCGGGAGTAGGGTCAGGGCATCAGAAATGGGAGGTCAAATATGAACCAGATGGACGTAAGGCCCAGCGAGATCATGATCCCGTGGTGGGCACTTGCCCTGGCCCTGCTAGTCGTGGGCCTTACCGGCCTGGCGCTGGGGCTTAGTAGGTAGTCGAGACCGCGTTGATGACTACGGGCTTTACATGGTCGCCTGAGGCGGGCTTGGTGATGACGCCGTTGATCGTGACGGTTAGCGGGCTCGCGGCGGGGTCAGGCACGGGGGGTTCGGCCATCAGGATCACCGAGTCCATGGTGAACGAGGCCGAGTGGGTACCGGTAATCGAGTGAACCAGGTTGAACTTCACCGAACCCTTCACCAATGTGCTTGAGGGGGTTGACCCAGCCACCGCACCGAAGAAGGTAGCGCGGTAGGCCTCATGGTCATCCATCAGCAGGGTCATCGAGACCGTGGGCTCGATCTTCGACAGAGCCAGGAAGTTGACTGACACCGAGTCGGCCGTTGCCACGGGGGCCACGGGCCTGGGGACCACCAGGGACAAGCTCTGGATGTTCGTCTCGGTTACTGGCGTGCCTGAGTCCACTTCGTACTGAAGCACTGCACCCGAGAAGGTGAAATAGCCATCCGTGCCGATCACCTGGGGGGTGGAGTTCGTGTAGGAGGCGATGGTCGGGCGCTTTCCGACGAACTTAGCCCCCACCTTCGCGGGGCCGCCGGTACCATCACCCGAGATGGAGAACTCAGACATCAGGCCGGCCTCAAACGTCTCCTCGACTGCACCACCGAGTAGATCGGTGTTGTAGGTCGTGAACCAGTTGTTCGTGGCACCACCCAGACCGGACATCGTGTGGGTGAATGGGCCTGTACCCGTCTTCGTGTCCGTCGGCCATAGGCCCGTCAGGATCCGCGGCAATGGGGCACCGAACGCCGGGACAACAACATCGGCCTCCCAGTGTTCATCCCCCTGCTTGTAGGGGTCGGCACCCATGGCCGTGTTGTCGGTGACCTCCACCCGGGTCGTGGTCTGCACCGGCATGGAACGCCCAGAGTAGACAGGCAGACCGTATTCCTCGGTGGTGTTCACCGTCGCCTCGTTGGTCTGCTTGCTGATGCCCCAGATGAAATTGTTGGACGGGGTTGTAAGGCCCATTTACGTCTCCTTCGGATCGAAGCCGATAGGGTTGGCGGGGTCTGTTGCCAGTGTGTCGAGGAGCGCGATTTCGTCTGGGTCGGTGGTGGAGTAGGAGCCGGTCTTGAAGGAGATGGGGCCGATCACTTCGCCCTTAGCATTGGGGCCCTCGACCTCAACGGTCTTGTTTCGGCTCTTGTAACGCACGCTGCCTCCTAAGCTACGTGAACATGCTGCTGGGCCTGAACACCGATGGCGAACCAGCGCACCTGACCAGAGCGCTCAGGGAACGCCGTCCCGATGTAGTGGACTTCATGCGCCCCACCTAGGCGCAGATTGTCTATGTCGTAGAAGCGGTCCCGGACATCCTCGGCGAGGGTCAGTAGGTCGGCAGCTGCTTCCTCGTCCGATCCCCTCGAGGACTCATCCCCGGCGTCTTCCCAGTAAGTGATCCGGTAGGTCTCAAGAATCAGGTCTCCACCGGGACCGGTGAGTAGGCGTTCGGCGGTCTGAGCTTGAGCAGCGACGGGGAAGATCGAGAGGTGCCGCTCTCCTACTCCGGCTACGAGCTCCTCCGGGTCGTATGGGCTGTACCGGTGTTCCCGTACATCTCGCAAGGCCGGCACGTTCGTAGTCAAATCGAGCATCGCGGCGTCGATGAATGACTGCCAGCTAGAACCCACGGATAGCCCCTGAGGCTGCCCTTCGATAGGCCGGTGCCCATAGAGCTAATGCGGGCTGTAGGAATGGCTTAGCAGCCATACCAGGATGCCTTACAGGGCCAGTCACGAATCCACCATCTGCCATCTTCAGGACTTGTCTCTTGGGTTCGATCTCATGCGGACCCACGCCCTTCTCAAACAGAATGCCGAGTGGTGAGTTCGATCCGATGGTGAAGTTCGTGGTTGTTCCCGTCATGAAGATAGAACCCGCTACGCGCTTACTCGCCCCCGCTGCCTTAGCCCTTGCGGCCAGGGTTACCTCGGCTGCTGCGGGGCGTGCTGCGGCGACGAGCTTGGCGTTGAACGCTTCGGGACGCCAGATGACCGTAGCGCTCATCCGATATAGGCCAATGCCGGTGAGCGGCGGTAGCGGTTCGTGATATCGGTGACCTCCGAAGACGGGCCATAGGTGATCGTGGCATCGAGGGTCTGGCGCTGGACGACCCTCGAGAGTGGATCCGCATTACCCTTGATCTGGTCATAGGTCTTGAGGGCCACAAGGCGCTTGATATCGGTCGGCACCGCGGCCCAGCCGAACTTGCCCGTAAGTTTGACCGTCCCAGCCCCCATCGGCCATATACCGGTGCTGAGTCCCGCCTGGGCATCGAGCCAGTCAGAGGTTGAACCATCGACCATCGATGTGCCGGCTGCATCCAGTGACTTCTTGATGCGGTACGAGGTGCTGGCTTCGGTTACGTAGGTGGTCAGCCACGACAAGCGCGTCTGAACCGTCGTCAATGAACGAACGCGGCGAGGGGCATACAGGCGGGTCGTGCCCCAGCCATCTACGTCGATGGCCTCGTCTGCATCGCCTCCGGGAGGCTCGAAATCATCGGCTAGATCGAGTTCTACCTGGGTCGTTACCTGTGCGATAACGAGGTCGAGGTATGCATCGGTGCCATCGTTCTCGCTCAGGATAAGGTTGGCGCAGTACGGCTTGACCGTTCGCTCCCGGAAGTCAGCCGCTGCTATATACGCCATCGGATACCTCCGGGGT